GCTAGAATATTTAGAGCCTGTTCTTACAGCACCAATTTTATTTGCTGGTGAGGAATTTGAGCTTAATATGTCTAGTTCTGGGGGTTTGCCTTATATACTTAAAGGGCTTCCTACTAAATTTGATGCTGTAAGTAGTGATATTTATGAAGATCTTATGAGTAGGACTGAATCTTACATACCTATTTATTGTGTTAATGGAAAAAAGGAATTATTACCTTATGAAGATTTACTTGAAAACAAGTACAGGACAGTTTTTAATCCTCCTGTTGAATTCTTGTTGGCTGAAAAAGCCTTATATCAAAAACAAAATGAAAATATGAAAAAGATTGCCAATGAAGGAAATAGTTGGATGAAATATGGATGCTCCAAGCAGTATGGAGGTTTCCATTATATGATGTCATTTTTTGAAAAATACTCTCGAATAATCATGGGAGATGTATCTGGTTGGGATAGGTGTATACATTTAGGGGAAGTTTATTATGCTAGAAATAAATTTCTTAAGCATCCACCGAGTATGGATGCTTATATACAGTGGGTCTCACTAAATTTGATAGAATTTGTTAATGTTGATCCTTTTGGATATGTTTTCCTAAGGGATCTTGGTAATAATTCTGGAAAGAATAATACAGCTTCTGACAATACTTTAGCCCATCTAAAGATATTATTTCATGTAATGACTGTTTTTTATTATAAAGAGAATGATATGTTACCTAATCTACAAGAACTTTTAATGTATTGTCATTCAATCTTATATTCCGATGATTTTGTTACTGGCGTCGACTTACCCTTTTCCGATTTGGAAATTAAAGAAACTTTTATTGACATTTACGCTCAATATGGCCTTGTCATAAAAGATAAAGCTTTCTTTTTATTTACTAAAGAACCATTTAGTAATGTTCCTTCATGTGGAATTCCTTGGTTCTAAATGTTATTTTGATTTGAAGAAGAAAATGTATTTACCTTTCCCTAGATTAGGAAAAATTGCAGCTTCAGCAAAATTTAATATTAAAAAGTTTACTCCAGATCAACAATTACTTAAATTAATTCAATTAATGTTATTA